ATTGGCACGAATGGTGGCTTGGAATTGAAGGTTCCGGCCCCGCATACACATGTGGCATACCTCCGCGATGGTGGTCTGCCGACAAAGTACAAACAGCAGGTGATGGGCTGTCTGTGGATCACTGATCGTGAGTGGTGGGATTTCGTGTCCTATCACGAACAGATGCCAGTGCTTCAGGTTCGCGTCTACCGTGACGAGGACTACATCGCAAAACTAGCCACAGAGGTCGAGAAGGCTTGTGAGGCAATTCAATATGAAACTGAACGATTAAGGAATATGCAATGAATGAATATGACAACAATAACCGGGGCGCTCTCTGGAACAACGACCGGAAGCAATCTGACAAGCACCCAGACCTGTCTGGATCAGTCGAAATCACTTGCCCACACTGCAAGGAAAAAAACGATTTCTGGATGAGTGGGTGGAAGAAGAAGCCGGGGCAGAATGACCGCGCCCCTATCGTGAGCGTTTCGGTGCGTCCAAAGGATTACAAGGATAGTCAGCCTGCACCCAGTCAAGCTAACGCGGCGCAGAATGTTGACGATGAAATTCCTTGGTAGTTAAAAAGATGCCCGCACTAGGCGGGCCAAGATGAGGGTGTCTCGAATGAAACATCCTCAGTCTAACAGGAGTGTGAAGTGAGTAAAACAAAAGTTGGTAAGTGCATCAAAATCGCACAGGAAAAGCGGGACATAACGACCATGCAAATGGCTAAGGACTTCAGTGTTCACCGCCAACAAGTGCAACGGTGGCGAGCCAGTGACGACATGCGCCTGCATAAAATTGAAGAGTTTGCCGAATATTTCGGTATGAGCCGTGATGAATTTTTGAGATTAGGAGACTGACATGGCAACACGTTACACAGCAGAAGACTTCAACACTATGGAACAACTCCATAACGAAGGGTTTTCGGATAAAGAAATTGGCCGAGCAATTGGCCGTAGCACAAAGTCGATTGGGGTTCAGTTCACTTACAAGCGTAAGCAGATGAACCTGATTGACCGCGTAGAAGCTCGCAGGCTGAGAAAACTGCGCGAGGCTAACACAGTGGCCCGAGTGATCGAGATCACGGCACAGGAACCCCAGGGAGCGCCTGTACGCCACAGGCCGACCATTTGGGAACGAGTAATCGGGTTTTTCGGATGAAAGACGCAGTCAAGCATACGGTGACTTCTAAGCCGATGGCTGATCAGTGTATGCGCGACATAGAAGCCATGTGTAAGGAGCATGGCTACTGTGTCGTCAAGATCACGGCAGGAGGCATCTCAGAGGCCCAGAGAGCCTTGTTCCACATCTGGTGTCGGGAAGCGGCAGTGGAGTTCAACAAGCGCGGGAAGGAAACCGATGAGGGGGTCGTAAAGATCTGGATGAAGCACAGATTCTTGGGGGTAGAGGATGTTGTCTATGGGAGCAAAGTGCTGACCGGGCAGTTGAGACACACCGAGGATTTATCTGTTGGCGAGACGTTTCATCTGCTTGAACAAATGTGGGAGTATATGGCTCAAGAGTTCCAAATATTCCTGCCGATCCCGGAAGAAAGTCACTACAAGAAATTGAAGGAAACAGTAAATGGACAAGGTTGAATCGAGCGTAACTATCAAGGCAAGTGTTGCCAATGGCGTTGTCGAGATGGCTATCGATTTCGATCTGTGCGATGAAATCAATCAAGAGCAAATGATGTTCTTGGCGTCTGACGCACTGATGGCTGTCTATGAACAACTACCGGCGAAAGATGCAAGCGAAGACGAGGCGGTGTAGCAACTGCCGAAAGAAAGTCCCGGCGACTGAGGCATTCGTGTCTCAGTTCAAGGCTTACTGTTCGTATGATTGCCTGAAGGAATATACGTCCAAGAACATGGACAAAATTCGTAGCAGGGTCATCAAAGAAAAGCGCCAACAAGACCGGGTGACCAAGGAGAAGCTCAAGACGAGATCTCAGTGGAAGCGCGAGGCTCAGACAGCCGTTAACAGATATGTGAGGTGGCGTGATCGTGATCGTGCCTGTATCTCATGCAACAGGAGCCTACAGAGCGAGTCGCTCGGCGGAGGTTACGATGCCGGGCATATGCTCAGCAGGGGCGCACACGGCCACAAGTGCTTCAGGACCGACAACATCCACGGCCAGTGCAAGCATTGCAACCGATACCTATCAGGCAACGTGGACAAGTTCCGGGTCGGCCTAGTGTGGCGGTACGGGCAAGCGTATGTTGATCGCGTAGAGTCGCCATGGGATCCGCCCGATTTCACCATCGAATATCTGAAGAGGATCAAGGATATTTTCACTCGCAAACTAAAGCTGAAACAAAAACTACAAGAGATTTGAAGAGCCGAAAGGCTCTTTTTTTTTGCCTGCGACTTTTGAGGTAGCGTTGCGACTTTTCAGGTAGCGTCTTACCTTCCATACCCGGCATCGAACCTTCCATGACTTACCGCAACTGCGATGACTGCTACCGCAATTGCGGTGACATCATGACGTTGTGACATCGGATGGCACATCGGTGGCACATCGTGACATTGGGTGGCACATCGTGCCATCTGTAACGCTCAGTGTTACGGCTGTAACATTCAATGTTACGGACAAATAAATATTTTATTGTCCGCAACAAAAAGTGTTGCAACCATGATCATCTTTTGAGATACTTCCTGTGTCGAGTAAATATGTAACCAAATAGGAGATACCGACATGAAGATCAAAAAAGCTCACAACGAAATCGCAGTTTACTTCTCTGAGTATTTCAACTGTTGGATGATGCACGATAACTTAGGCATCGAGCCTGTTGGTACTTACAAGCAAGCGCAGATCGCGGCTCGAACAGCTTTGTGGAAGCAGGGCAAAGGTTCGATCTTTTATTCTCGCAAGTCAGATGGCTTGGTCACAATGGAAGAATACATCGGCAAAAACAGCAAAGGTTGGTCTGAGATCAAAGGTCAACGCATGAATTTGAGGAAGGCCGCGTAAGCGGCTCCTCCGGGGAGAGAGTCATGAGAATGGGAACTTATTTCGTTTATCCAAAGGGCCAGAAGTCAAAGGGCTTCAAGATTGATGCAGTTAGCTTTGATGCCGCTAAGTCGATCTTCAATCAGGTTGAAGGCATTACAGACACCAACCAGAATCGTTGGAAACTTTGGGCAGACCGGGTCGCGTAAGCGGCCCTTTGGGGAGATCAAGATGGAAGTAATGGATCAGTGCGAAATCTTTCTCTGGCCGATCATCAACGGCATGGAGTATGAGTTGTCATACTCAATCCAGTTGGTCGATTCGTGGAAGGATCGTGACGATGAGCCTGCGGGCGAGGTCTGGGAAATGATCGACCACACAGCCATTCTGGTGCAGTACACCGGGCCAGTGCAATTGTGGGTTCCTGACAACTATGTTGAAGACTTGTGTGAAAAACACTTTGCAAAAAAATTCTGACGGGGGTAAGGTTTAAAACAGTGCCGGGCGGAGATTGGCAGTCTCCTAGCGATAAAACCGGACTGAAACATGAGAAAGACCCGTGTCGCATTCCGGCACAGGTGTATTGTGACCGCACAGGTTGTTCTGGTCAACACAATACGAATCTCTCCGAATCAGTCCAAACTGCTCTCCCCCGTCAAAACAGTCGCATTGTGCTGTAGCACGAAAAAGCAAGAGTGAACATCCGACCTCTGAGGGCGGGACAAACAGCGTAAAAGGCAACCGAGTGTACACATCAAGTGTGCCAGTGGGGGTGAGGTGTTACGAGCCTCGGCTAATGCCGCCGCAAATCGTTGCTGATGACTGGATGTTCATGGACTAGCGCAAGAAGAAGAGTGAGGGTTGCCTAATAGCCCTCAAAAAGACAACTATGGCCGGAAGAAAAATATGCAACTACGACCACATCAACAAACAGCCATCGAGATGCTACGGCACTCACTAGCAACTGGACACAAGCGACCAATGCTTGCCGCTCCATGTTCGTTCGGTAAAACCATCACAGCCGCCGCGATGCTGAAGAACGCTCTCGATAAAGGGAAGCGTGGCATCTTTATCTGCGACCGGGTGAAACTGATCTCACAGTCAATCGAAGCATTCGATGCCCATGGTATACCGTTCGGCGTCATGCAGGGTGATCACTTTATGAGTAATCCCATGGCCCCGATCCAGATCGCATCTGTCCAGACACTGGCTCGCAGAAAGAACACGCCTGACTTTGACTTTGCCATCGTTGATGAGGCGCACACTATGTATAAGTACCTCGAGAAGATTTTTGAGCAGTACAACAACGTGCCGTTCATCGGACTGTCGGCCACTCCATACAGCAAGGGACTCGGAAAGTATTACGATGACCTGATCGTGCCGATCACAACACGCGAGCTATTGGAGGAGGAATACCTCTGCCCTGTCGATTACTACGGCGGTCGTCAGGCGTCCCTGAATGGCGTCAAGACCAAGGCACTCAAGACTGGCGGTACTGACTATGATGAGAGATCACTAGGCGAGGCTATTGAGAAGGAAGAGGGCTTGGTTGGCGATGTGATCGCAAACTGGGTGAAGTATGCAGAGGGTCGCCAGACTGTCGCATTCTGCCCATCAATCAAAACATCCAAGGCTCTGGTTGATCAGTTTAATGAGGCAGGCATCCGGGCGGAACACATCGATGGCTACATGGACACCGACATCCGGGACGAATTGTTTGAGGCTCACGATGCAGGTGAGTTCATGATCCTGTCATGCTCTCAGTTGCTGAACACAGGTTGGGACAGCCCGACTACATCGGCGTGTATTGACTTAAAAGCTACAAGGTCAGCGATCCAGTTCCAACAGCGCGTGGGTCGTATTATGCGAACAGCACCGGGCAAGAAGAATGCGATCTACCTCGATCACGCAGGCAATGTCAGCCGGTTCGGTTTCTGCGAGGACATGATCCCCGAGTCATTGGATGACGGTGAGAAGCAGTTCAGCGAGAAGAAGCAACTCAAGGACAAGAAAGAGGTCAAGGTCAAGGACTGCCCACAGTGCTACCGGCAAATGGTTGGGATCAGGTGCAGTTGTGGTTACGAGATCCCGATCAAGGAGCGGATCGAGACTGACGGATCGGACTTAGTCCAGTTAGCTAAGTCCGCTAACAAGGTGTACTCGAAAGAGCGCAAGGCCGAGTTCCTCGGTGAGCTACAGCACTACGCGAAGACTCGCGGATTCAAGGAAGGTTGGGCGTCACACAAGTATCGACAGAAGTTCGGCGTGTGGCCGAGCGCGATCACTGCCAAGCCGGTTGACGGGATATCTGAAGAAGTGAAAAGATTCATCGTTAGCCAGAACATTAAACGCAACTACGAGGTGATGAAAAATGCCAGTTGATAACATCCTCAACAGTGTCAGCAAGGTCCGCAACTCAGGTCAGGACAAGTGGCGGATCCCCTGCCCTGTCCACAACGGCAAGGGCTTCAATATGTCCATCAAGGAGTGCGCTGACGGCACTGTGTTGGCCCACTGCTTTGTCTGTGGTGCTGACGGTCCAAAACTGGTTGAGGCTCTGGGCCTGCCGCTGTCAGAAATCTTTCCGCCAGACCGAGAGTATATACGCCCTGTATATACCAAGAAGATGCAACAGGAAGCCCTTGAGGACGAGATCGTTCTCAGCATAGCCAACGGTGCAGAGAACCTCACACTTGAGGACAAGCGGCGCATACGACTGGCTAAGGCTAGGCTCGAGGGCATCGAACAAAGAAAAAGTGCATAAAAAGAAACGTAAAGTGTTGCATTACAGTACCAACCTGTTATTATTTGTGTGTCGGAAATATTTATCAATTAGGAGAAAACGACATGATCTACACAGCGAAAATCAGAAAAGCAGAATATGCGGAGTACATTAACGAAATCACACTCAAGATTTGCCGTGGCAAGTGTTTCGAGGTTGTTGCAGAACTTCCGATTGGGACGGTTTGGATGCACTTCCCAAAAAAAGCAAAGATGCTTGAGTGGTTAGATCAGATGTACGGCATCTACGGTGACAATATTACATGGGAGGCGGCGTAAGCCGTCCCTCTGGGAATAGGAGAAAGATATGACACATCAAGAAGCGTTAGCAGAATTGTTCAGCGACATGCACAAGAGCCTACATGGCTGTCGCGCTCGGTGGGCATACGACATGTCCGAGGAAGATCTGGAGATCGCTGTTAAGCGTCTCGGCGAAGAGATCGAGGAAGAGAATAATCGTGAAGAGGTTGAGCGCAACGAGTTAGCCGCTCAGTGTCACGTTTCTGTTGAGCAGATCATCAAGTGGGAAAATGAGCAGAACATGATGTGGCGCTACGGTATGGGCTACAACATGCAGACCGTGGATCAAGCGTTCATCGAGTCACTCCCGGCTGAGCCATACGAAGAAGCTCATTACTTTGAATTAGGAAAGGCCGCGTAAGCGGCCCGAGGGGCGAACATGACAGCAGAAGCATTCATCCTTGTATTCGGTCTGGCTACAGCGTTTGCTGTGGCCGGTTTAATCGGCTTAATTGGCGACTGGTTGGCAGATAAGTGGGGTGGCAAATGAAAGACCGCCCCTACCCAACCTGCCCTAGCTGTGGCTCTCGCGTGATAGCGCACCACTTAGCTCAGGGCCACGAGGTCTGCATGTACTGCGGGCCGACTCGAGATCTCGACACATACGGGGAGCTTGAGCGTGAAAGATATTTGAACTGGGCTGATCAGTATGAAGATGACCAATTGGATAAGGTGAAGTAATGTCGATTCATTTTGCAAAAAACAGGCACTGGGAAAAACACAGGAGCCGTAAGCTCGACCCGGAGGATGTGCTATTGATCAAGGCACTGCGTGAGGAAGGTCTTACGCTCCAGTCGATTGCTGAGAAGTTTGAGGTGTCAAAGACACACGTTCACAAGATTGTCCACAACATGACTTGGGTAGGGCTATGATCAAATCAGATGGATCAACGGCCAAGTATTATGAGCTACCGTTGGAGAGTCTGGATGTCGTTTGATGACTTAGGAGCGGCTTTTGAGGAGATGGAGTGGCTAGTGAAGGAGACTGGCCGCACATTCCGCATCCTGCACTCAGGCACACGGTCAGCCAAGTACCACGTTGTCCAAAAGGCAGGGAGTGCCAAGGTTCCATTCCTGATCGCTGAACTGAACTGTCGCAATGTAGTAGGTGATGAGGCAATACAGAAGCGCCGGGGCAGGAAGATGAGGCGAGTCAAGGGTAAGGAGCAATTGAACAAGTGATACCCACAGTGGTATAAAGTTGCCATCGATAACAACTTTGGACGCTTTTATGGCACAGAGTAATCGCACACCACATCCCTATGCGGAGGCCATCAAGGCATATGCCGATGGTTATCGTGTACAATTCAGGGTGAAGCCGGAGCTTTCCAGCTACGGCTCAATGAACACATGGATGGACTCACAACGTCCTGAGTTTCATTACACAAACTTTGAATGGAGAATCGCACCGGGGCAAGATCATGAGCGTGGGTAGACCAACCAAGTACAACGATGAACTGGCGGATCGCATGATGATTGAGATCGCTTCAGGCATGTCTGTGCGCGCACTATGCGAAGACCTCGACTGGACTCCAGACAAAAAGACGTTCTACACATGGATGTTTAAACACCCAGAATTTCTCCACAAATACGAGATGGCCAAAGCGGCTCAGGCTCAGTGGGCGGCAGAACTGATCGAAGAGATCGCAGACAGCGCGACTACCGAGACGATCCAAGTAGACAAGCTCAGGACCGATGTTCGCAAGTGGACAGCGTCCCGACTCCTGCCGAAGAAGTACGGCGACAAGCAGGTAATTGATCACCAGTCTCAGGGCGAGAAGATCGATTCAGTCGGTTGGACCGTGACAGTACCTAATGCATCTTGATTTCAAATGTGCGGAGGTGTTCTCTCCACTGCTTGCTGATGCGAGATACAAGGGAGCTTGGGGAGGCCGTGGTAGCGGTAAGTCACACTTCTTTGCTGAACTGATGATTGCAGAAGCAATAAGAACTCCGGGAATGCGGGCTGTCTGTATCCGAGAGGTACAGAAGTCTCTCAAGCAGTCATCCAAGCGTCTTCTCGAGGACAAGCTACATGGCTACAACTTGGGTGAGCAGGCAGGCTTCAAGGTTTACCGAGAGTACATCGAGACGCCCGGTGACGGTGTTATCATATTCACTGGCATGCAGGATCACACTGCTGACTCAATTAAGTCACTGGAAGGTTTTGATCGTGCGTGGATCGAAGAAGCACAATCTCTGTCACATCGTTCCCTTGAATTGCTCACGCCAACAATGCGGAAAGAGGGATCAGAGATCTGGGCTAGTTGGAACCCTCACCGCCCGACAGATGCGATTGATCAGTTACTGCGAGGAGACAGAACTCCAACAGGTTCTGTTGTCGTCAACGCAAACTGGAAGCACAACCCGTGGATCAGTAAGGTACTGCTTCAGGAAAAAGATGACTGTCTGACGATGAACCCGGAGCGGTACGCCCATGTATGGGAGGGTGAGTACGCCACTGTACTGGAAGGTGCTTACTACGCAGAACATTTGAACAGGGCGCAACTCGATGGAAGAATCGGATTCTTTGGTAAAGATCCTCTTAGCAAGTGCTACGCTGTATGGGATATCGGTGGTACTTCTCGCAAGTCTGACGCTACTGCAATATGGATAGTTCAGTACATCGGTGAAGAGATCAGGCTTCTTGATTACTATGAGGCCGTAGGTCAGCCGTTTGAGTCTCACGTTCACTGGTTACGCGCCAGAGGCTACGAGGACGCGCTGATGGTCCTGCCGCATGACGGTCGGAAGCATGACATGGTTTACAAGGTAACGCCGGAGACGTATTTGCAAGATGCCGGATTCACTGTTGACACTATCCCGAACCAAGGCGCAGGAGCAGTATTGTCCCGCATCGAAGCGGCAAGACGCCTATTCCCCAGTTGCCGATTCCATGACGAAAACACAAAGGCCGGAAGAGAAGCACTCGGTTGGTATCACGAGAAGCGTGACGAAGTGCGAGGGGTCGGGCTTGGACCTGAACATGACTGGGCTTCCCACGGCGCTGATGCTTTTGGCTTGGTGGCCATCTATAAACAAGGTATCGGCCAGACCGATTCATGGAATACGCCAATACGAAGAAATCTCGCGGGCGTTGCTTGATTAGCGGTGTCTGTTAAAATGGCGAAGGGCGAGCATATTTTATCTGGGGCAACCGATGGCGGTTTCAAACGATATTCTTGAGTACCTTGTTCGCCAATTCGGTGATGTGGCAATCGATCCGCGTTACGGTCGTACATCTGATATCCCTGAAATCGAAAAGCTACGCGGCACATATATCCCCGGCCAACAGGTAGAAATCCCACAGCGTTCATTAACAGACTTTGAAGGCCATCCATACGTCATCTATCAGTCAGATAGAACTGACGCGAACAAAGATCTAGTCAACATCAAGGGCGAGAATCTGAAGAACCCTGTGAGGCTACAGGGCGGTCAGGATTTCATGTTCACCAATGACAAGGGTCTTGTATGGGCATCCGATCCAGAGATCGTGAAGAAGATGTTGGCTCGCGCAGGGAAGGCCCAAAAAGACTTCAAGACAGATAAGCCTGTCCTTTTTATGCCGTACAGAATGTCCCCGACCGGCGGTGACTTTGCGTCAATGACTGGTGAAGCCATGATGCGTTGGGCGCAGTCAACTATGAATAAGCGTCAAAAGGCCAAGGTCAACAAGATATTCAAGAAGTACATTCCTGAGTTCAAGGGGATCGACAGCGAGGAAGGGTTTCAGCAATTCAGAAGTATTCCGGGAGGAACCCGTGTTGATCTCATCCGGGATTTTGATAAAGACATGTGGCAGGATGGCGGACTCCGAATTGGAGAGGCTCGCGCACTTGTATCTGCCCCAGATCAATTCGGCGCTCCAGATATCGGACTTCAGAATGTTGGTTTAATTGATCCGAAAGGCGGTTACATCGATGACACCGGACATCTCACTTACAAGGGCGGACTGCCGGGTGAGGGTGTCGGTCGCATCAAGGAAAATCTGACAGCGGATCAGTTATTGCCTGATTGGATGAAAGATAAGGGCTTCACAACATACGATGAAGCCAGAAAGGCTCAGAGATCCCTATCAATGACCGGCAAGAACATGGGCATTCTTGATGAGAAGACACTCAAGGCATTGATCGGTGGAGGCACATTACTAGGTGCGGCAGGCGCAAATGCATCACCAGTCCCCGGCGGGTTCGATATGCCGGATGCAGGTAAGGTCAGAGAAGGTTTGGCAATGCAACGTGAAACACAGCCAGATGTAATCTCGCCAAACGCTATACTTGAAGAGCTACTCGGTTTCATGGCCCCAACAACCATGGGCGGCGGTGTCGATACGATGGAAGGCTATCTCAGGAGTCAGACACGATAATGGCTAATCCAATCCTGAAGCAGATCGATGATCTAGCAAGAAATTATGCTGACCTGTTTGAAAAAATAGGCGCTCCAAAGTCCACAGTTGAAAAGATCAGAAGTGGCGAGCTTCCTATGGATGAGGCATCGAGGATGCAACGCGCCATAGAGCAAGGCTACGATCCAAAGGTTACTTACCATCATGGGCGCAAAGGTATAACAGAGTTCCGAATCCCAACAGACGGCAGAAACTATAAGTACGGCCCTGCTGTATATTCATCACCAAAACGTGGGTATGGAGAGCCGTATTTAAGAGCTAACAAAATCTCTGATGAAGACGCAAAGATTTATGAATTAATGTCTCGCGGAAAGATTGCCTCAACAGATAAGGTTTCCGATCAACATTTCGATGCGAGAAACATGGCGTTCGATATTGCAGATCAAGAGGGCCGTGATTCAAATCCAAATGATTACTGGAGAGCAATGCATCAGATATTGCAAGATAAAGGATATACTGGCCTCGACATCATGAAAGAGCGAGCCGTATTCGATCCTGCGAACGTCAGATATAAGGGTGCGGCCTTTGACCCTGATCAGGTTGGCAACCCCAACATCTTTGCATCAACGGCTCCAGTTGCGGCAGGGGGTATACTTGGTGCGCTAGGTTTGCCAGAAGACGCTACAGCGGCGGATATCGCTACAGCAGGCATGACGGTAGCGCCAAAGGAAGAGGCTCAAGCAGAGACTCAGCAGATGATCTTGGATGCATTGCTTGGCTTCATGGCTCCAACGCCACTAGGTGATGCTACAATGGACGCATACAACAAGCGGAAGGCCAAGTGATGGCGATTACGAACTACACGAATTTGAAGACCACGATCAGTGACTTCCTGAACCGGGATGATCTGGATTCTGCGATCCCAATATTTATTCAGTTGGCCGAGGCTCAGTTCAACCGAGACATCCGCCACTGGCAGATGGAAGCTCGCTCATCAGGTCAGCAATCCCAGGGTGACCAGTACATGCAGTTGCCTGCTGATTGGAACGAGACGATCCGGCTACACGTCACAGGCGGTGGCACATCTGTCGTTGAGCTACTCAGTTTAAGTGGCATGGCAGACAAAAGAGCGGCGGCAGAAGATCAGGCAGGAAAGCCACGGTTCTATGCTCACGTTCGCGGTGAGTTCGAGCTTTATCCGACACCGGATGAAGATACTGACTTTGAACTGCTATACTACTCAAAGATCCCGGCATTATCCGACTCCAACACATCGAACTGGTTGTTGGAATATGCACCGGATGTGTACCTGTATGGCGCACTAGGTCACTCAGCACCATACTTGCAGGAAGATGCACGTTTGGCTGTCTGGGCGCAGATGTATGCCGCGGCAGTACAGAACTTGAATAATCAGTCTGAGCGCGTTAAGAACTCAGGTACTGGTATTAGACTCAACATACGAGGACTTGGATAATGTCATTCTCAAACTACTTGGAAACAGAGATCCTTGATCATGTTTTCGGTGCGGCGGCTTACACTGCCCCTGCTACGCTTTATGTGGCCCTACACACTGCAAATCCAGATGAGGATGGGTCAGGTGCAGAGGTAACTACTTCAGGCACAGGATACTCTCGCCAGACGGTCACGTTCACAACTTCAGGCAACACCACATCGAATGATGCGGCAGTCGAGTTCCCAACAGCGACAGCGAACTACGGCACTGTGTCTCACGTTGGTGTCTGGGACGCTTCAACAGCAGGGAACCTGTTGGCGTATGCGGCACTGAGTTCATCCAAGACAATCGAAACTGGTGACGTATTCCGCATCCCTGCGAGCGATCTCGATATCACACTTGACTAAGGAGTGAGCAATGGCTCTTGTAGTTAAGGATCGGGTAAAAGAAACCACGGCAACCACTGGCACTGGAACTGTTACGCTTGCAGGGGCGGCTGATGGGTTTCAGTCGTTCTCTGTCATTGGCGATGGCAATACCACTTACTACGCGATTGTTGATTCAGCGAATCAGGCATGGGAGGTTGGTCTAGGCACATATACTGCCACGGGAACCACGCTGTCACGCGATACGATCCTTGAGTCATCAAACGCAGGGGCGGCTGTTGATTTTGCGGCAGGGGACAAGTCTGTATTTGTCACTCATCCTGCTGAGAAAGCCGCGTTCACAGATGACATCCCGACTGCTGTCTCAGAGCTAACAAACGACTCTGGGTACATCACTGGCAACCAGACAATCACGCTGACAGGCGATGCTTCTGGGTCAGGCACAACCAGTATTGCTGTCACGGTTGCCAACGACAGCCACAGTCACTCAAACTACTTGCCATTGACTGGCGGAACAATGACTGGAGAGCTTCAGCTCAACTCTCGCTTAGACGTTGGGAATGGGACTAACGGTGACCATGAGGTCAGAATCTACAAGGGTGACAACAATGTCTCTGACCATATCCAATTTTATAATGGCACCACACGGGTTGGTGAGATTGGGTGTGAAGACGATACATGGCTAAGAATCAATCAGGAAACGGCAAAGAACATCTATACGCCACGGTATATGCGAGCAGATAGCGGGTTTTATATAGGCGCTGACAACAGACTTACGAATGGCACTAATTACATTAATGCTACTTACGGCTCCACTGGCGCAGGAGGCATGCGTCTTTATGATTCAGGCGGAGTTATTCAGAGTTACTGGTATGGCGATGGTAACGGAGAAGGCGGCCTACTAGACAACGATGGAAACTGGTTTGTCCGAGCTAGAACAGGTTCAAACAACAATTACATTTACTGCAACAACAATCCCGAGGTATTGATCTACACGAGCTACTGCCTTGCTCCGGGGTCATTCAGATCGCCTATCTTCTATGACTCAGATAACACTGCGTATTATACCAACCCTGCCTCAACTTCAGTGATGAACACCATCGATCTTGAAGGGACTATGCGTCACAACGGTGACACCAACACTTATATTCAATTCCATGCGGCTGACCAATGGCGTGTGGTAACAGGTGGCACTGAAAGGCTTGAGGTCAACAACACGAACACCACTGTGGCGAACAATCTGGTAGCCAGAGGTGTGCCAAGATCTGCGGCCACTGGCTTGCATACTTCAGCGGCAACAATGTTCACGCTTCCTGCAAGGAGCTTTGCGTTCTTGTATGGAAACGCAAACATTGATGCAAGTGGAAGCGGTGTTAGCTTTGTGACCGATGGGGCGCAAGGCGACAGTATGTCAACGACATCACAGTCAGGAAACGGCACATGGATTCTATTCAACGAAAACCTGACCACAGATCGATCAATCAGATTGAACAGTGGTGCTATTCGTTGGATGGTAATTAACGACTAAAGGGGATTTATGTTTAATCAAGTATTTTCATCAAGTTTCAAGAAGGGGGCGGTTGATCTATCTGACGAGGAGCTACGTCTTGTGTTAACTGGACTAGCTGAGCTTCCCACAAAGATGTCCATCAATCTGTTCTTGAAATTAGACGCGATACTGAAGGCGCGGCACGACACAAGAAATCAGCCAGAGCCAGATCAGCCTGAAAGCGAGGAAGATAATGGCGATTAAATACACTTGGAAGATCGTCCGAATCAAGACAACGAACACCGATTCGTTTGAGAACGCTATCGTCAACACCTATTGGCAAAAGATTGGTTATGACGATGTTTCAGGCGTGACTGGTTATTTTGAGGGCGCGACTCCATTTGATGCAGATCAGATCGATCCAAATAACTTCACTGCGCTAGACCAACTGACAGAAGATATGGTTCTTGGCTGGGTGAAGAATCTTGTCACTGGTGATTATGCGGCTCACGTTGACGCTGAGATACAGCGAGAAATCAACGACAAGGCTGAGATCGTGACTGAGGTAGAAGAAGACGACTTGCCTTGGAAGGCTGAGTAATGCTTGGCTTTGGCTCTTACTCGCAATTTGCTTACTCTGAGGAGAAGTCTGCTCAGACGTTTGAGGTTGCGGTAACAGTCAGTGTTTCATCAAGCACATCGGTTACAGCAGAGCGAGAGCAAAGCGCATCTGCACTGGTTTCTGCATCATGCTCAACATCTGCACAGGCAAGGCGTGTCCCACTTGGATCTGCGCTAATCAATGGCACGGCAACCACATCAGTCAATACGACTGCGAACGGTGCGAGGGTCAGAGAGTCATCAGCGACATCTTTACCGACAGCATCCTTTGCCTCAGAAGTGGTGCGTGTCAGGGAAGGCGATGCGAATCCATCTGGAACCGCAAGCGGAACAGCTAACAGCGTATTTGTTGTCAGCGCAGACGTTACGATCACAGCGGCATCGTCAAACACAAGTGGCGTTGAGAGGGTCAGAGAGGCCACAGGAGCGTCTTCTTGCTCATCAAGCAACACTTGCTCCTCTGAGAAGATATTCCAGTCTTCAGCAGAGTCATATTCGCCTTCAACAATCAGCGTTGCGACATCGTGCATATTTGTCGGTGCGCCACAGGTAGACGCACTATCATCAACGACTTCTGTACCTGAGAGAGTGAGAGAAGGTTCATTACTCTCAGAGCCAACATCTGTTGTCGTAGCCGTAGGGCGCGAAAAATGGGAAAATATCGCAGAAGGTGCTGAAACATGGTCAGATATCGCAAAAGGCGATCAAGATTGGTCAGAGATCAGCAAGGGAAGTGAGACTTGGACAGCGGAGGCATCTGCCTCAACAACATGGGAATCAATAGCAGTCGGCTCGACAGATTGGACTGAGGCGGCATAGAGGATCAAAAATGGCAGATACTACGACAACCAATTATTCGTTCACCAAACCAGAGGTTGGAGCCAGTGAATCCACATGGGGGACGAAACTCAACCAGAACTGGGATGATCTCGATTCAGACCTGAAGGCCGTTGCAGATCTCGCAGGAATCAACGAGAACACTGCTGAGGCAAGCATCGATGGCTCAGACCTGATTAACGTATATGACGTATCAGCAGGGGCGGTTAGGAAAGCGACAATTACTAATGCGGCATTAGTTGGCCCGACTGGCCCTACTGGTGCAACAGGACCGACTGGACCGACTGGACCCACGGGAAGCCCCGGACCAACCGGACCCACTGGGCCGACTGGCCCGACAGGCCCGACAGGTCCAACTGGGCCAAGTTACGATACCGCGACAACAGGCCTCACCACATCAGCAGGGACAATGTTCACAATGGGTCCAAAAGCAGTGGCTTACCTTTATGGAACTGGGCCAGTAAAAGCGAGTGGAACTGGGGTCCATTTTGTTACTGATGGCGCACAAGGAGATTCTCTGAGCCTGACATCGCAATCTGGTGGCGGCACATGGGTTCTATTTAATGAATCAGCGAGCAATAGAACAATATCGCTAGTGTCTGGATCAATACGTTGGATGGATATCAACATTGCGTAACATCTGGCAACTATGGGATCGCGGATTCGATCAAGAGTCCTGCGATTTCATTTGTAATGATTTGGTCAGCCAGACGCAACAGGCGACTATTGGAGTAGCGGGTTCGGATGTTAATGAGTCCATACGCAGTAGCAGAGTCCAATGGCTTACAGACAATGAGTGGCTCAGGAATCGCCTGTGGGATTACATCCGCATGGCAAACGATAATGCATTTGATTTTCACCTTCACGATATAGAGAACATTCAGTACACCGAATATCACGCTGATGATGAAGGCCATTACGACTGGCACATCGACACATTCTGGGACGCAGATCAGAAGTATGATCGGAAACTGTCATTGACGATTCAATTGTCAGATAATGATGAATACGAAGGCGGTGACTTTGAGTGCGAGATTGAATCACCAAACAATCGCAATAAAGGCTCAGTGATCGTCTTTCCTTCCTACATCAGGCATCGCGTCACCCCGGTGACTAGCGGTGTGAGAAAGAGCTTGGTTTGTTGGGTCAACGGCCCTAGATGGAGATAGCATGGCACTGATACCACTAAAAATCCCGGCAGGGCTGTATCGTGTCGGTACTGATTACGAGTCAGCAAATCGTTGGTTTGACGCAAGCCTAGTCAGATGGAAAAACAATTCACTGCGTCCGATTGGTGGTTGGTCAGAGCGTGATGATCTTTCAGCATCATTCACTGGTGTTCCACGGGCGGCTCACGCATGGAAGGACAATAGCGGAGATGCAAACCAAGTGTATGGGTCTGCTTCTGAACTTATTTATGTGAATGCGGGTGGGGTGGCGACAGATATCACGCCATCTGGATTCACCACTGGTAATGATGATGCGTCAATCAATACAGCGTATAGCGGTGGGTTTTATGGCACTGGCTTGTACGGCACAAAGCGGATTGGGGCAAACTCTTTCCAAGAGGCTGATACATGGTCATTGGATAATTGGGGCGAATACTTAGTCGGCTGTTGTACATCTGACGGCAAGCTGTATGAGTGGGATCTCAATATAGCGAATAACGCGACACAGATAACTAACAGCCCAACAAGCTGTAAAGGTCTTGTGGTCACTGAGGAGCGATTCATTTTTGCCCTTGCATCTGGAGGTAATCCTAGAAAGATCGCTTGGTGCGACAGAGAAGACAACACGCTGTGGACTCCTGCGGCAACTAACGAGGCGGGTGACATCGAGCTACAGACCAGTGGCGAGATCATGACTGCTTTGCGTGTGCGTGGCCGTACAGTAATCATTACGACAGTAGATGCGCATATTGCCACATACCAAGGTCCTCCCTATGTGTATGGATTTGAGCGCATCGGGACAGCCTGTGGAGTGGCCTCAAGAAAGTCTGCTGTTGCAGTAGATCAGGGCGCGTTTTGGATGGGTAAGCAGTCGTTCTATGTGTTCGATGGTTCTATTGCGAAAAACATGCAATGCGATGTGTATGACAAGGTGTTTGGCGACATCAACCTGAACCAGATCAGTAAAGCATTTGGCGTTCATAACAGTGAGCATAATGAGGTGTGGTGGTTCTACCCTTCAGGTGGGTCAACAGAGAACGACAGATACGTCACCTATGATTATGTGCAGAACTATTGGAGCTTTGGCGAAATCGATAGGACTTGCGGCACTGGGCAGGGTGTATTCCAGAACCCTATCTGGCTAGACGCTAGCGGTATTTCGTATGACCACGAGCAGATCGGAGTAGCCCACGGCAGTAGCACTCCATTTGCTGAAACGGCTCCAATATCACTTGGTAATGGCGATTCAATCATGAAGGTCAATCAGTTGATCTCTGATGAGGAAGTCAATGGTCAGGTGACTGTTGACTTCAAGACGCGATTCCATCCAAACGATACAGAGCGAGAGTATGGCCCATACACTCTAACCACTCAGCCGACATCTGTCAGGTTTAGCGGAAGGCAGATCAGGATGCGCGTAGAGGCGGCAACGAATGAAGATTGGCGCGTTGGAACAATGCGAGTCAACGCAGAGGCGGGTGGTAGACGGTGAGTGAATTACCTCCTGCCCCACTTGGGCCAAACTGGTCTTCTTGGGGTGAACGGCTCAATCAGTATCTAGCAAGGAATTTGTCGAAGCTGAGTCAATTGCGTGGCGGTGAGTCAGCGGCTGATGATGGCTATCTTGCATGGGATCGTGAAGGACAATATCCAGTCGTTTCAAAAGATGGCGAATGGCGACAGATTGTTTTGTCTGACGGCAATGGGTTTCTGTACAACAATTCAGACATCACTGCCGCGGCAAGCAACACGGCATATGCAATTGACTTCACGATTGGCACAGGATCTGGCCTCACATTAGGTGCGTCACCAAACGAGTCACGCATTTATTTTGATGAAGGCGGTGTGTATTACTTAACATTCACAGCTCAAATTTATTCAACAAACTCATCCGCACAGACGTTTTACTTTTGGCCTCGCATTAATGGCACAGACGTACCACTTGGAGCCACTAGGGCTGTTTTATCAGCCAACGGTGAAACCCAACCTGTTACCAAGGGCGCTGTGTTTGAGGTAAATACAGGTGATTATTTGGAAGCGATGTGGGCAACATCAGACCACACAAAGGGATCTCTTGAAGCGTTTGCGGCAACCGCATTTTCCCCGGCAGATCCATCTGTCACTCTATCGGTAGTGAGGATTAGCGGATAATGGAAGACATGGGCGAGCTACCTGAAATCGCGTTTCAGTTGAAGAGGTGTTTACCTTGGATCGAAGCGGCCTTGCAGTACAGCGGCGGAACGCATACAGCGAAAGATGTTGTGCAAGGTGTAATTGAAGGCAGGATGCAACTGTGGCCGGGGCCAGACTCATGTGCAGTCACCGAGATTGTGGTGTATCCTATGAAGAAAGTTTTACATGTATTTCTTGCGGGCGGAAACATGGAAACTATCGTTGACATGCAGAAGTCAGCCGAAGAATGGGGTAAGGCCCAAGGTTGTACTGCAATGACGATAGCAGGACGGAAAGGTTGGTCCAGAGTTCTGGCTGACCATGGGTACAAAGAACAGTTTGTGACTCTCGCAAAGGAGATAACATGAGTGGTGGTAAAGGCGGATCAGCCTCATCAGCAACACAGATCCCAGATTGGATCAAAGAGCCGTCAGTCCGAAACATCGGTCGTGCCGAGCAGGCACAGCAGATCGGATATCAGCCATACTATGGTCTTGATGTAGCGGCCCCGAACGAAACGCAACGTGCGGCGGCTCAGATGAACATCGGCACTGCACAAGCATTCGGAATGATGCCACAAGGCTACGAGAACATGACTGCGTTCTCAGGTATGCCACAGGCTCAGACAATCGGCGGTGTTAGTGGTTACTCATCAGCACCGATGTTCGAGCAAGCAGTTAAAGCAGGCGCAACAGCAAATCCTACTCAGGCGGAGATATATAATTCTCTGTTTGGATCAGACACTGGGTATAAAGGAAAGGTGGTTTAAGATGGCAGGTTCAGGGATAAGCGGATTAAGTTCAGTAGGCAAGCCGACTGGCCCACCACCTGTGCCGGGACTGCATTATCAAACTAGCATGCTGAATACGCAGGGAACAAATCAGCCACAACAGGGAATGAGCCAACAACCTCAGACCGGAATAGGCGGAGTTCCTGTGAATCCAATGCAACAGGCATCTATGGCACAACAAGCCGCACTAGCAGGAACGTTAGGTGCAGGCACTACAAACATCGGGACCATCGCAGGTTCTAATATCGGTCAGTACCAGAATCCATATACTCAGCAGGTCATTGACGCTACTCAGGCCGACATTTTGCGCGGCGCTACACAAGGGATCAATGCACTGGATTATCAGGCAGGCCGAGCAGGCGCATTTGGCGGTTCACGCCACGGCGTTGCACTCGGTGAGTTAGGTACTGGTGTCGCACAGCAGTTGGCACAAACATCTGCGGGTTTGAGACAGGCAGGATTCCAGAACGCACAGCAAATGGCGCAGTCTGATATTCAAAATCGTCTTCAACAGGCTAATCTCGGTCTTGGGGCGGCACAGCAACTTGGTAATCTTGGTCAGCAGTCATTCGGATACGGTACAGACATTCAGAATCAGCTTTCACGGCAGGGTCAGTATCAGCAGGCAATAGATCAAGCTCTCATTGACGCGGGTAAGGCTCAGTTTGCAGGCTACACTGGCGCTCCGGCGGCAGGTCTTGGCTATGCCTCTCAGGCGTTGGGTGCTACAACAGTACCGACAACGACTACACAGACTAAGCAACCGGGCTTGTTTGACTACCTCACACTGGCGGCATCGGCGGCTTAATGAATACGATACTGGACGCGGTTTTGGCGGCTCAAGAGCGTAACAAGCGTGAAGACAAATTGCGCGAGTTGCGGCAGGCCGAAATGCAACCAGTTTTGCCTACTGGCGTTAAGCCAATTCTACCGATTCCACAAGATGGTGGTGGAGATGGTCCGGAGCCATATACTCCAGACACGCGCACTCCTGCTGAGAAATATCAGGACATGGTGGATGCCAACCGCAACCAAGGTCTTGGTGTTCTTATGCCGGGCGGGATGGCAGTTGGTCTATTGAATGATTACCAGATCAGCAAGATGGAAGAAATGTATCCTGAGTTGAAGCCAAAAGACCCGTACTCAGATTATGCGCGTAGCAGATTCTCAAATGTTGGTCAGGTAGTTCTTGGGCGCGGATACCCAACACAGCAGGGCAAGCTAGCGACAAGCATCTTGGATCGACTAACAGGAAATATGCCAACATGGGCTGAGTCACTCGCAAGGGTGAACTACTCTATTCCAACACAAACTCGCAACTTCAACCTCGGCGGCGGTGACGGCGGTGGTAATGATGGCGACATCGGTGGCTACGCAAGAGAGAGCCTCTCATGGGATTCATTTGACGACACACAGGTAGCGTGATGGGTATATTGGATATTCTCGGTGATTACGGGAAAGACATTGCGGCAGGCCGTGATGCTATGCGCTTTGAGATCGCTGATGCGCTAGGTGAGACAAAGACAATGATCGATGAGGGCGATGCATCTCAGTACAAGGTCATTGACCAAGATGCATATGACGACTCACAAAAAGCATTTATGACGGCGGCGGCATCAATGGCGCAAATGCCTGAAATCAAACCGGGAGTCCTGTCCCCACAGGTTATTAGCTCGCCCGCTCCTATGGGTGTACAGGCTCCCAACCCTTATGCGCCTGTGAATTACGGTACAATGCCGTATCAACGAGGTGGGATTGGCCGAACGCCATCAATGGAAGAAATCTTGAAGGCTTTACAAAGCCGAGGACAGTAGGAGTCAACTGTGGCTGTATTAGGTAATCGTGGCACTGGCATACTGGATATGCTGATTGAGGGCTACAAGCGAAGCGGTGTGGACATGGAACAACCTAATATGTCTCCTGTTGGCAGAACACCACTACAGACGACATTGAACCGGCCACAAATGCAGTTAAGCTCACAGGGAGGAGTCATGGCTACCACAATGCCTGATAATCCGTTCGGAGCGCCTGTAGAGGCTTCTACTGTACCTATGATCCAAGACCTAGCAAGGGGCCGGATTCTCGATTCCAACAATCCTATGCGTGATGTTGGCCAACCAATGCCAGTTCAGCAGGCAGTAGCAAGAGAGCAAGCAAGGCAGTCTGATGATCCTATGGGTATGCAAAAACTTGCCGAAGACGCGGCAAAGGTTCAGGAAGCAATCAATGACAACCCTCAGCTAGAGCAAGACTCAACATTCATGGATAAGGTCAAAAAATACTTTGGCAACCGTGAGAACATGGCGAAGCTAGCCCTCGCATTTAACTCAATGCGGTTAAGCCCAGACGCAGGTCTAGCGGCTTCACTCGGTCAGGAACTGAAAGATATCCGGGCCACAAGAGCCGATGAGGAGCTACGCAATAGGACGGCGGCATATTTCGCAAAAACAGATCCAAAGATTGCGGCGGCTATGATGGCAGGGCTAAGCGCAAAAGATGCTATCGCGCTCTCGCAGGATAAAAACAAGGGCGTTGTGGTAGGCAAAATGATCGTCAACCCACGGACCGGCGATATTATTTATGACGGCTCAAAAGAAGGCAGTGATCTGCCTGACTCGGTACAAAAGATTATGTGGGGCGCAAAGCAACTCGGATTGACGCCGGGAACTGATGAGTACAAAGACTACATCACATCACAATTTAGTAAGAGCAAAGGTATGTCGTTCCGCGTTCGCAAGGACGGAACCATCGAGTTTACTGAGGGTGGTGAACTTGGATCACTGACTGAAGGTCAGGGTAAGGGATTGATGTTCTCTCAGCGGATGGGCGCTTCTCAAAAAATCATTAATACGGTGGAGAACGAAGGGACGAGCATATTCAATGCGATTGTCTCAAATGTACCGTTCGCGGGTAACCTGCTGACATCTCCAGAATATAAGTTGTATGAACAAGCCAAGAGAGATTTTATCAACGCTCAGTTGCGCTTTGAATCTGGTGCGGCTATCGCCCCGTCAGAATTTGCAAACGCAGATAAGCAATATTTCCCACAGCCCGGCGACACACCAGAAGTTATTGCTCAGAAGCGAGCAAACCGTGAGCTAGCTATTCAGACAATGAATGCCGTGTCTGGGCCTGACGCAGAAGCGTACGCAAAAAATATTCGTGTCAAATTGTTTGGACCACGGGCGGCTGACTGGCCTGATGCAGGAACTGTTATCGATGATCCAGACAACCCCGGAACTAAGTTAAGGTTCAAAGGAGGTGACCCGGACATTGACTCAAATTGGAGTCCAGTCCAATGAGCAAGTGGCAACGAAGTCAGGGTCAGGGCGGCCCAGTAAACGCCGCTAACGCCACTGGAAGCAAATGGGCAAGAAGCCAAGGCATCGCGGGTCCAAGTGAGTCAAAGGCGTTTGACGTAATCAAAACTCTTGATGATGGATCTCAGGTCATTCAGTTCAATGACGGCTCAATGCAAGTCCTCAACCAAGAGGCAGGACTCGCGTCAAAAGATCCAGATGTAGTCAATGCGGCAATGCGTGGCGAAAGCCCGGTCGAAGCATCCAAGCAGAAGCGCGCAGGAGAAATACTTGCACAGCCCGGAGCCTTCCGAGGCGCGAAGGCGGCGACACTACTTGAAGGACTGCCATTTGTTGGTTCATATGTTGATGAGCTACTAGGCGGTACACCACGAGGCGAGGCTCAAGTCAGGGGCTTGCAGTCTGCATTGGAAACAACGTCACCGGGTCAGGCACTAGCACTTCAGGCAACTGGCGGTGTGAAGGGTGGGGCGTTACTTGGCCTAGTAGGTGCTGAAGCAGGCGCGGCAAACGTACTAAACAAGATTGCACAACTCCCACGCGCTCAAAAATATCTGAGTTACCTCGGCCTTGGATCCTTGATAGGCGGAACTGAGGGAGGCATTTATGGATACGGTCAGGGAGATACTCCACAAGAACGTATACAAAAAGCTCAAGAGGGCGCGATTTTAGGTGGCGGAATTTCTGGCGCTTTGACAACTGCGTTACCTGCAATCGGTAATACACTCGCAAAAGGATACGCACAACTGAGAACAACACTGACCCGCAAGGATGTAACGAACATTGCGCGTGAGCTTGGTGTATCGCCTGATGCGGCAAAGGTCATCCAGTCTGTGGTACAGCAGGGCGATTCAGATCTTGCTGACATGTTGGCGGCGATCGATCGTGCAGGCGAACAGGGAATGATCGCTGATGCAGATGTTGCGACTCAGGTGCTACTTGATGCGGCGGCGGCTACTGAGGGTGGCGCACTAGCGATTACCCGTGGCGCTGTGGAAGGCCGAGCGAAAGAGGCAGGCCAAGCCCTTGAAGGCGTGATGGATGAGGCACTTGTCCCAATCCCCCGCATCGGTGGTCAGGCCGCTGATATGCAGGATATTGCTGAAGGTATTGCGGCTCAGACAAGAGACGCAAGAAGCCAAGCGTACAACACTGCGTACGGCACACCAATTAACTGGCTCAGCGACAAAGGCCAAGCAATCACATCAGTTGTAAACAGAATCCCCTCCTCAATGGTTAGTCGGGCAATTCAGGAAGCAAACGATGAGATGAAGATCAATGGCATCCCGGATCAGATCGTTGCAAAACTCGATGCCAAAGGGAATGTCATTGGTTTCGAGCGAGAGTTAAACGTGGTCCAGTTGGACTACATAAAAAGAGCGCTTGGTGATATCGGGTCTGAAGTGGATGAACTTGGCCGATCAACAGCGAACGCAGGCCGCGCTCAGACATTGTATGGTCAATTGAGTCGCGCACTCAGTGAGGCTGTCCCGTCTTACAAAGATGCTGTCAAGCTAGGTGGCGACAAAAAGGCCCGAGACAGGGCGCTTTTGGTAGGCGAGAAACTGCTTGATAAGAATGTGACAGCGAGAGAAGTGGCGCGTCAAATGTCCAATCTCGATGAAGGGCAGAAGTTGTATGCGCGTGTTGGATTGCGTGATCGAGTGCAGAGAACAATTGATGGTGTGAAGGCAACGATCACATCACCAGATGTTGATATCAACGCACTGCGGGAAGTCCTGCGTGACCTGTCATCGAAAGCAAACCAAGCAAAGGTCAAAGCCGTCATTGGACCTGATAACGCGGCGAAGCTATTCAGGGAGCTTGAGAAGGCCAACGCGGCACTTTCACTCCGGGCGGCAGTCGCAACAAACTCAAAGACAGCGACACGCCAAGCACTGCAAAAACAGATCAGCGAAATCACAGAGCCGGGCGCGCTACAGACACTCGCACAGGGCGAGCCACTGGCGGCAACAAGGCAAGTGATTCAGGCTGTTTCTGGCGCAACTGGTGAATACACTGCGGCGCAGAAAGGCGAGATCATGAAAGAGATCGCTCGCGCCATGACCTCCGCGAGAGGTGAAGAAGCCAAGCGCCAACTGACAGTGATTTATAATGCTGTAAAAGAGAACCGGGCGACCAATGAGCAGATGCAACAGGCGGCGGACTTCTTGGTCAACAGTGTTACACTTCCTGCTACGGTATTCGGTGTACAAACGCAGACTAGGGACGCTATGTAATGATTGAACCTGAAATGATCGAAGAAATCGTTGAAGACGTTGAAGACACTATGATGGAAGTCGATGACGCTGAAAGCACCGGCCCTGAGCCAATGGATGAAGACGACATCCAGAATGTTGCCCGTGACGCTGTAACAGACGCAATCGATTTCATTGAGTCAGAGATCTCAGAGGACCGTATCCGGGCGCAGAGATACTTTGAGGGTAAAGTCGATCTGGGCCACGAGGAAGGCCGTAGCGCGATTGTAGCGACAAAGGTTAGGGACACTATTCGGAACATCAAACCATCGCTTATGCGCGTGTTCCTGTCCAATGAGAACTATGTCCAGTTCGTTCCGCGTGGACCCCAGGAAGTGCAGTCAGCAGAAACTGCGACACGGTACATCCACAACCAGTTCACGGAAAAGAACGGTTACAAGATCATCTCAGACGCATTCCATGACGCACTGCTGAAGAAGGCCGGTGTGGTCAAGGTGTACTGGGATGAGTACACAGAATCAGAAAACTACAAACTCACGAACCTGACAGAAGCAGAGATGATGCTGATCGTTCAGGACGAGGATGTGGAAGTATTGGAACAGTCAATGGAAATGGCTGTATCGATTGATGAGTTCGGCACAGAGGTCCAGACTCCTGAGTATTCGTTGCGCGTGGCTCATTACAAGAAGGGCGGGAAACTGTGTGTTGACTCAGTGCCGCCGGAAGAGTTCTTTGTGTCACGTTCAGCCCGTTCAATCGATGACGCTTACTGCGTAGGACATCGTACCGAGATGCGGGTATCCGATCTTGTGGCGATGGGGTACGAGTACGATGAAGTGTCAAAACTATCTGGCATTCGTGATTACGACACGATGGCAGAGGCGGAAGATTTCGAGAGGCGTGGCTACGATCAAGTTGAAGAGGACGACATCCTAGACCCTTCAATGCGATTGGTCGCCGTCACAGAGTGCTACATGAAAATGGACATCGATGGGACTGGCATTGCCCAGATGCATCGTATCCTGATGGGCGGCGGTGACTACAAGTTACTCGACTACGAGCCAGTTAACGAAGTTCCATTTGCGGTATTTGAGTGTGACCCAGAGCCACACGCATTCTTTGGCCGCTCGATTGCTGATCTGATTATCGAAGATCAGGACGCATCAACATCTATCCTGCGCGGTATCCTCGACAACATTGCGATGACCAACAACCCTCGCACAACGATGGTCGAAGGTCAGGTGAACATCGATGACCTACTGAACAACGAGATTGGTGGTGTGGTCCGCATGAAGCAACCCGGTGCTGTCGGTGAGTTGGCAGTGCCATTCGTGGCAGGCCAGACGTTAAGTGCGTTGCAGTATTACGACTCAGTCATTGAGCAGAAGACTGGCGTCTCTCGCGCATCAATGGGCCTCGATCCAGACGCGCTACAGAACAGCACAGCAACTGCGGCTAAGTTGACCGTGAATGCGGCGGCAGGCCAGATCGAGGTGATTGCCCGTAACTTTGCAGAAGGCGGCATGTCCCGGTTGTTCAAGTTGATGCTGAAAGCATTGGCCGAGAACAGCCCAGAAGGTCAGATGATGCGTATCGCAGGCGATCAGTTTGCACCGATCGATCCACGTTCATGGAGCGTAGACATGGGCATCTCTGTCAATGTCGGACTCGGCACTGGCAAGGAAGATGAAAAGATCCAAGTCCTGATGCAGACGCTCCAGACTCAGATGAGCATATGGCAGTCATATGGCCCACAAAACGGCTTGGTCGGTATGACGAACATTCGCAACACTTTGGCTGACATTTTAGCTGTCGGTGGCGTGAAGAACGCAGACCGCTACTACATGCCGATGGATCCACAGCGCGAACAGCAACTGGTCATGCAGGCACAGCAGGCGGCGCAACAGGGTCAACAAGATCCAAACGCGGCACTGGCGCAAGCACAGATTCAGGCCGAAACAATCCGGGCGCAGGCCAAGGCACAGTCAGATATGGCGAAGATCCAGTTGGACGCGCAGAAGGCACTGGCTGAAGACGACCGCGTTCGAGACAAGATGGACCAAGACCTACTGGTCAAGGCGGCAGAAGTGATTGGCAAGTACGGCACAGCGGTAGACGTTGAGCGCATCAAGGCCATGCAGGCTGAACCACGTTACGCAGATGTGACGCCAACTGAGGCTGTCCCACAAGCGAGGTACTAATGAATGCAAAAGAGCGAGCGCATCAACTGAGAAGAATCGTCAATGACGATATCTTCAAAGAAATGATGAAGGAAGTAATTGAAAGGCAGACTGCTGTATTTTTAAACAGTTCTGCTACCATGCAAGAAATCGAGCGCGCCCATCATGTAATCAAGGGTGTGCATGCGGTTGAGGCGCACATTGAGTCTGTGTTTAACGCAGAAGCAATTTACGACAAAAAGCAGTAAAATATACTGGAGATCAGCACCGTGGAAACGACTGATAGTAACACTGGGCCATTGAGCCTAGACCAAGCGGCTGAGTTAATTGCACAGCCGGAAGAAACAACTGAAGCAGAAGTCACCGAAGAGGTGGAGCAGGAGCAACCAGAAGAGGACTCCTACGAAGAAGCCGATGACGAGATCGATGCAGAAGTTGAAGACGTTGATCCTGATGAAGTCAATGAAGTCGATGACGAAGAGACTGAAGAGGATGACGAGAACGAATACGAAGACGCAGAAGAAGACGATGAGTCTGAAGACCCTGTAGGTGAACTCTATACCGTAAAGGTAGACGGAGAAGATAAGCAGGTAACTCTGGAAGAACTCAAGCGTGGTTATTCTGGTCAGCAGTACGTTCAGAAAGGGATGCAACAGGCCGCCGAGGTTAAGAAAGAAGCCGAGAACGTCTATTACGCCCTGATGCAGGAACGCCAAAATCTGGCGAATTTGGTACAACAGGTGCAGTCAGGCCAAAACCTGACACCGCCAACAGAGCCCGACAGTGCGATGTTTGATGCGGATCCGATTGGGTACATGGAAGCTAAGATCCAGTACGACAATCAGATGAAGCAATATCAGCAGAACATGAGTCAAGTTCAGGCGGTCATGCAACAGCAGTCCGAGGCAGAGCAAGTTGCTCGCGCTGAGTATGCTAGGCAAGAGGCACAACGATTGGTTCAGGTCATCCCTGAATTGGCTGACGCCGGTAAGGCAGGCAAGTTCAAGGAAAATCTGGTACGCACTGCAACCGATGTATATGGATATACGCCGGAAGAAATCGCAGGCATCAGTTCACACAGAGACTTCTTGGTCCTGCGTGACGCGATGAAGTACCGAGAGATGATGTCCGGGAAAAAGGATGTGCAGAGCAAGGTCCAAAAAGCCAAGCCTGCAATGAAGCCGGGAGCCAAGCGAGTTAACACCAAGTCAGATGCGGTGCGAAAGCAGAAAGACAGACTGAAGAAGTCAGGTAGCATCGAAGATGCACTGGCACTGATCATGCAAAACTAACTTGAGGTAATTCAAAATGGCACAGCCAACCAACACTTTTGACAGCTATGATGCTGTAGGTATCCGCGAAGATTTGAGCGATGTAATCACGAATATCTCGCCTTAACTTGGGGCCGCTCTGGAGTAATTCAGAAGCGATAATCGCGTGAATTTCTGGGACGCTAAGTCGGAAACGATAAGCCAATCAGAAGCCAAGCTCCACAGGAATGTGGTGAAGGTTCAGAGACTAGGGTATGGAGTCCAGACCGGACGGTAAAACCCCACGAGTGCGCGACATCCTACGGGATGAAGATATAGTCCGATACTCCTTGGAAACGAGGAGAGCCGAGGATAAAGAGCCTTGGTGTAACATTTGGAAGAAACACCGTTCTACTCTGCGTGTAAAAAGACTAAAGCGACTAACACTTTCCACGAGTGGCAGACAGACTCGCTACGCGCATCTGCTGACAACGCTCACATTGAAGGTTTTGATACTGATGCAGAAGCTCGCACAGCGACTACTCGCCTCGGAAATTACAGCCAGATCATGAAGAATGCAGTTTCCGTGCCAGATACGGATGAAGGGCTCTCAAAGGCAGGTCGCGCAAAAGAAATCGGCTATCAGGTACTGAAAGTCGCAAAAGAGCAAAAGCTCGATATTGAGAAAGCACTCTTTAGTAACCAAGCCTATGTTCAGGGCAACGGCACTGACACTGCCCGCCGTCTTGCAGGCGTTCCTGCGTGGTTGACCACTAACACAAACTTCCACACTGGTGGCGACACTGATGGTGCTGATCCTGTTACTATCGGATCAACTGCGCGTACAGACGCTGTTGGCTCTATAGGTACTCCTCTTACTGCATTCGATCAAACCAAGTTTGATTTGGTGATGCAATCCGTCTGGGAGCAAGGGGGGGTACCGCAAACTGTCTACTTGTCAGCGTTCCAAATGAACAAGGCATTGGGCTTCACTGGTAACAACAATCAGCGTTCAACTATTGGCGCGTCTGATGGTGAAGTAGCGAACCTGTTGAACATTTACATGACTCCTTGGGGTTCAGTAGAGTTCATCCCTACTCGCGAAAACCGTTCACGCGATGTGTTCATCATGCAAAACGACATGTGGGAAGTTGCGGTATTGCGCCCAACTAAGAACACTGCGTTGGCCAAGACTGGTGACTCAACACGCCGCCAAGTAATCACTGAACTCACTCTGGTATGCCGGAATGAGGCTAGTAGCGGTGCAGTGTACGATTCAACAACGTCTTAATTGACGTAAAATAAGGAAGGGGCTACGGCCCCTTTCTGCTATCAAGGGGAGCAAAATGCAGTACAAAGTAGTAGTAGGAACATTGTTCATTGCCGGTGTGAAGTACACACGCGGTCAGGTGGTTGAACTATCTCCAGACGTTGCGGTCCAGTATGGCGTTCGCATTGAGGAGCAACCAGAGGTCAAGCCTGCGCCAGTTCGCAAGTCTCGCAAGAAGGCCGAGGTATCCGATGAAGATAGCTGAAAAGCTCATCTACGACCCGGTGACAAATAAATTCATCCACAAGAAGACACATGACTTCACGGGGGCCGAAAAAGTTGCGAAAATGGCATCTGTGACAACAAACGGCGGGATCGTTGGTGAGAACCGTTTGATTGGAACTATCCCGAGGGCGCTAGTAAATGAGTGGCTGAAGGAAGCGGGCGTGAAGTGGGATGATACGGATGCGCGACAGCAGGTCGTCAAACGCAAAATCCTGTCTGGTGAATTTGACAAGTTTCGCGTCTGGAAAGGAACGTATTAGTAATGGACATGATGGTCTGGAATATTATCCTGACAGGCTTTGTAGGCTTATTGGGATTTGTCGGCAAGGAAATGCACGATGAGATCAAGAGACTGAGCATATTGCTCAACCGGACCAGAGAAGAAGTCGCTAAGGACTATGTCACCAAGCAAGAGGTCCACGCCGATATGAATCGTGTGATGGACCGTCTTGACGCACTAGACGCAAAAATTGATCGGCTCATTGAGAGCAGGTCATGATCTTTGAGGCCATAGCGGCCATTAAAATTGCGAACGAATGTATAGGCGCGATAAAGGAATTTGCGGGCCATGTTGAGTCTGTGGGAGCCATGGGCAAGGATTTGACCAAGCTCGCAGACGCGAAGGACGATATCGAGAAAGCCGCCGCCTCTGGAGATATGGAGGCGTTTTGGGCGCTCGAGGACATTAAATCCAAAGAAGCCCTTATAAAACAACAGTTTATCTATGCCGGGCGCCCCGGCCTTTGGGATGATTACTGTACCTTCATTCGCAACAGAAAGCAGATGCGTGAGAATGAGAAGAGACGTGCAGAGGCTAAGAGAGTGGCTAAGAAAAAAGCCTTCAAGACTGGACTGGTTGTTACTGGTGCTGTGCTTGGCGTGTTCACTGCCGTGGGCCTTGCCATCTTTATGGTTTATTGGATGGTATCTTTACGAGGTAAGTAGCTATGGCAATTGAGTATCGTGGCGAGCGGTTCAGCGGGTACAACAAGCCCAAGAGAACGCCAAGCCATCCAACAAAGTCACACGCTGTTTTGGCGAAAGAAGGTGACAAGATTAAACTGATTCGGTTCGGTCAGCAGGGAGTATCAGGTGCGGGCAAGAACCCGAAGACGGACGCTCAGAAAGCGCGCCGCAAGTCGTTCAAGGCAAGACACGCTAAGAACATCTCAAAAGGCAAAATGTCAGCGGCCTACTGGGCCAACAAAACCAAGTGGTGATATAGATGGCGAAGTACACAGCAAAGAAATCAATGAAGAAATCAATGGCGAAAAAGGAGTTCACTCCATGTAGCCGTTGCCCAAACCCTAAAGCATGCGCGGCGGCAAATGGCGGTAAGGGAATGTGTTTGGCGCAGGCTCTGTCATGAGTCTGTACAAGAACATCCACGCCAAGCGGAAGCGCATCAAGGAAGGCTCGAAAGAGAAGATGCGAACCCCTGGGACTAAGGGTGCGCCTACTGACAAGGCATTCAAGGCCGCCGCTAAGACTGCCAAGAAGCCAAAGAAAAGGACTGCCAGAGCATGACCGATCTCGAGAAGTACGACCACAACGGTAACGGCCAATTGGATCCAGAAGAGCGCGAGTTGATGCTTGAGGATCGCCGCCGGGAAATGGATGACGCAGATGCCAAGCGTGACGCACAGCGTAGGATCACATACATGGCCGCAAGCGGCATTTTGCTGTTTCCCTTCTCTGTGGTCGCCACTGAGGCGTTCGGCCTGTCAGGGGCTTCTACGTTGCTTGCAGACATGAGTACGATCTACTACGGGTCAATCTCGGTCATCATCGGCGCGTATTTTGGCTTCAGCAACATGGCAGGCAAAAAGTAATGTTGGGAGTTGTAGCTTTTATGCTACTACTCATGAACGTGATATGGATGGCGGCTGACCGCTATTCAGATGAAAACTTGTAGCTATCATTTCGAGCGCGGTTACTACAAGACCGAGTGCAAGTCGGTTCTGATATTCAGGCCGACTTTGAGGTGCGACAAGTGTGGTAGAAAGCCACAGGAGGTTAGGTATGCCGTTGATCAAAGGGTACAGCCAAGGCTCGATCAGCAAGAACATCAAGACGCTGATTAAGGAAGGCAAGCCCCAGAAGCAGGCTGTCGCAATTGCAAACTCGATTGCGAGGGAAGCAAAGAAGAGGGCGAAGAAATGAGCGTCTGGGTTCTGGTCGCGATGATGTTTATCGAGGGCCAGTTCAAGTTCATGATGCTCGGCGCATACACAGCAATGGATGAATGTTTCGAGGCCAGAGAATATTTCATGGCTACCGGACCTCAACCGAAAATCAATTATGAGTCGATCTGCGTTAAGACAGATCAACTGGAGATTTTATGATTAATTTACTCGGATCGCTGATTGGTCCTGTAACAGGGTTACTGGATAAGGTGGTCGAAGATAAGGACCAGAAGAATGCCTTGGCTCACGAAATCGCAACCTTGGCCGGAAAACAGGCGCACGAAGCCGCCATGGCGCAAGTCGAAGTCAACAAAGCAGAAGCCCAACACAAATCAATATTCGTTGCCGGATGGCGCCCCTGCGTGGGTTGGGTCTGTGCCTGTGCGATGGCGTACCACTTTATCCTTGCTCCACTTATATTGTTTGGAGTGGGCATCTATGGCGCGGAAATACCTGAACTCCCTGCGTTCGATATGGACTCGCTGATGACAGTATTATTGGGGATGCTCGGCCTCGGAGGGTTGAGAACATATGAAAAACAGAAAGGACTTACCAAGTAGTGAGATTTGCAGATATGGATATTGAAGCGTTAAAAGACCAACTGATTTTGCATGAAGGGCTGAAGCTCAAGCCATACAAGTGTACGGCGGGGAAGATCACCATCGGGGTCGGTCGTAACATCGAAGACATAGGCATCACAGAAGATGAGGCTAGGTCGTTGTTAGATAACGATATCTTGAGGGTTGCACAGGAATTGGACAATGCGTTACCTTGGTGGCGCGATTTGAGTGATGTGCGCCAAAGAGTATTGTTGGATATGGCATTCAATATCGGAACCCCGACACTAATGAAGTTCAAAAACACACTGGCTCTGATCGAGGCAGGGGAGTTTGAAAAGGCTTCAGTAGAGATGCTTGACTCGCGGTGGGCTGAGCAAGTTGGGCAACGCGCAAGGACGTTGTCGCAAGCTATGGCAACGGATGTGCTAGACATATGAGGATGTTATGTCGATTGATCCAAAGCTACTCGAGTTTTGTAGAACTGAAAACCAACGAAGCATAGTACAGGCGGTAATAGATCACGGCACTCAACGTGCCGCCGCCACAGCACTCAATCTAGCCCACGGTACAGTCGGGAATTGCATTGTCTCTGTGAAGCGTAATGCTGAGCGCAGGGGCTACGCTCCCGAATACGACCTGACCCATGTAATCCCAGAAACCATGACGTTGAAGGGAACAAGTACCCTGTATCACGCCGAAAAGGGCAGGATGATGCAGTGGGTCAAAACCAATGCTGACAAAGAGGCGCAAGCCCGCATCATCATCGAGGGAATCAAAGATGCACTTGAGGAATACAGAGGAACTTCAGAACCTATCCAACACATGGGCCTCTCACAAGAGGACTGTCTCCATACGATGGTTATGGGGGACGCTCACTTTGGAGCTATGGCTCACAAAGAAGAAACTCGCATTGATGATTTTGATTCGGAAATTGCGTACCGCATCATGCAGGGCGCTGTCGATTATCTTACGCAGGCCGCTCCTCCTACTAAGGAAGCTCTGTTCGTAAACGTGGGCGATGCCCTGCATACGGACAACAGTTCAAACAAGACTCGCGGTCACGGTCACCAACTGGACGTTGACAGCCGGTACTACCGGATCATCAAGGTGTTCGTCTGGTCGATGATTCACGCGATTCAGCGCATGCTTGAAAAGCACGAAAAGGTCACCGTGATCAACGCGGCAGGGAACCATGACCCTGACTCCACGCACTGGATCCAATTGTCACTGGCGCTGTACTTTGACAACGAGCCACGGGTGGAAATCATCCAAGACCCGGCGCACTACCAGATGTATCGATTCAACGATGTACTGCTTGGTGTTACCCATGGTGACGGCGCAAGGATGGAAGAGCTACCCAATATCATGGCTCACTTGTGGGCATCTGACTGGGGGCAGACCAGACACCGGCACTGGATCACTGGACACATCCATCACCGGGTGGTCAAAGAGTTCACCGGGTGCAAGGTCGAGTCATTCAACACTCTTGCACCATCGGACGCATGGCATGCCAAGTCAGGCTACTTTGCGGCCCGTGAGATGCACTCGCTGATCTTCCACAAGGAACATGGTCTGGTGGCAAGAAATTGCTGTCCTGTTGGTTTGGCACACAATTAGTGTTGCATCTGTAAACGATAAGTGTTTAAATGGCTCCTGTTGTTAATCAATAGGAGTCAACTAAATGTCTAAAGCAACACTCATGGCCCGTGTATGGGCAGACCTTTCCGCTATCAACGTCAACGATCACGTCCAGAAGAAGGGCAATCTTTCCTATCTGTCATGGACTTGGGCATGGTCAACACTGATGGCCAAGTACCCAGAATCTTATTACGTCTTCCAAGATCACTCAGAGGCTGATGGCTCTGTGATGGTTGAGTGCGTCTTGACTATTCACGAGGGTGAAGAGGTTGCGACTCGCACAATGTGGTTGCCTGTGATGGATCACAAGAACAAGGCGATCAACAATCCAAACGCCCGCGATATTTCAGATGCGCGTATGCGTTGCCTAGTGAAGTGCTTGGCGATGTTTGGCCTTGGCTTCTACATCTATGCAGGCGAAGACATTCCTTCCGCTGAGAAAGAAGAGCAGTCACAGCCAATCGATAAGGCTCAGGCTCAACAACTGAATGAGATGATTGACTACTCAGGTACTGACGCAAGTCGTTTCCTGTCGTTCTACAAGATCAAGTCAGTGTCAGAGCTTCCAAAGTCACACTTTGAGCAGGCGTACAACATGCTCCAGAAAAAGATCGCTGATATGGAATCAGCTACGGCGGCGTCAGATGAAATCATCGATGACGACTCCTTGTAAGTATTGCGGCAATCCTGCTGACGTTCGCGTCAGTGGGGTTCTTGAATGTGCCGCTTGTTGGTTAATGAGAGGTGACCATGTCAGGAAAGGGAAGCAAGCCGCGTCCAGTGGACAAAGCAAAATACGAGAGCAACTACGACAGAATATTCAAAAAGGGCAAGCACGATGAGAATGATAGATCACGAACAGGGAACGCCGGAGTGGCTCCAGAGCAGACTGGGATGCCCTAGCGGTTCAGGGTTCGCAAACCTGATCACAGCTACCGGGAAGCCGTCCACTAGCGCTGACGCATACATCAACCAGTTGGTGGCCGAGTTACTGACAGGTCAGCCAACAGAGTTCAAGGTGAACGAATATATGCAACGGGGAACCGACTTGGAGCCAGTGGCCAGAGAATACTATTCGCTATCTTCCGGTAAATCTGTAGTTCAAGTCGGGTTCTGCAAGAGTGACAAGCTCGAGGCAGGCGTAAGCCCTGACGGTTTGATTGGCACGAATGGTGGCTTGGAATTGAAGGTTCCAGCCCCGCATACACATGTGGCATACCTCCGCGATGGTGGTCTGCCGACAAAGTACAAACAGCAGGTGATGGGCTGTCTGTGGATCACTGATCGTGAGTGG